ACTGCCGTTGATACTCTTGATCGCGGATTCATGATTGTCGAGCCTGGCCTTGTCAGTGGTCAGCTTTGTCTCGATATCCTTGAATCGAGGTTCCAGCTTTTCCAGCACCTTCTCCGCGATCTCATCGGTCAGATCCTTGTCGGCCAACTTGTTCTTCTTTTCCTTCCGTTCATGCTCTTTCCGAGCGATTTCAATCACTTTGTACACGAGAATGACGATTGCGCAGATCCCCAGAAGCACCAGAACGAAGTTCCAGAGCATTTCCGGGGTGATCCCCTCAATCGGTTGAACCTGAGTCATGGTCCTCACCGCCATTTCTTTATTTGTTTTTGGGACATGAAAAAGGCGCCGGGCTTATTGCTCCGGTGCCGAATGTCTGATGAGGACGTAATCCTCACATATCTTTTCTCTCAGTCCGTTGTCGTTGGTGTGCTTCAAGATCCCAAGGTAGCTTTGAATCACGCTTTGAGCATATTCCAGAGGAACTTCGCCTTTTCCGTAGGCCTCACGGACAAAGTCGAGATGCCGTTTCATCTGCAGAGAAGTCGATTTCCGTAGGTGGATTTCCCTGGGCGTAACAACCTTCCCGATGAATTCACAGCCTTCCTCTGCTGGAATCACAGCAGTCTTGTTGTTCAGCTGCAGGATGAAGTTTTCCCGGAGGAAATCATCAGTAGCGCCGATGATATCCCAAACCTGCTGCTTGCTCGGTGCGATGCAGATCATGTCATCCATATACCGTATGTAGTACGGAGCCTGCAGCACACGTTTAATGTAGTGATCAACAGGAGTCAAAACAACATTGGCCGTCATCTGGCTGATCAGACTGCCGACTTGCATTCCGATGCCGCTGACCATTTCAACATCAAGTGGGTCTGAGTATTCAAGCGGCATTCCGAAAGGCCTTCCGTCACTCCGGATCATGGTTTCCAGATACCAGAGCATCTTGACATCATCCAGGGGCTTCATCAGCTCGCGGATCTGTACTTCAATCGGCACACGAAAAAAGAATTTCTGTATGTCCATCTTTCCAATGTGCCAGTCACCAGGTCGAAACTTCACATGCCTCAGCCACTTCTGCAGCTGGGCGCATGCTCTGACCTGACCGCGTCCGGGAATGCTGCCATAACTGTGCTCGTACATGCTTCGGTAGTAGATCGGCCAGAGGACATTGTATGCCGCACAGTTCATGACACGATACTTGAATGGCAGAGCGTGAATCAGGCGAACCTTCGGAAAGTATTCGTAGAAAGCATGGATTCCGTTTACTATCAGATCTTGCCAGATCAGATGATTCTGAGCATCGATCAGATTGTCTTCCAGATGGGCGGAATAGGATAACACTTCCGGCTTAAACCGCTTATTCTCGCTGGCCAGCCGGTATCCGTCATACAGATTCTCGTATTGGTAAAACCGCTCGAAGACTCCGCTGTGTTTCTCCATCTTCCAAACCTCATCCAGTTCCACGCTTATCAGCCCGGTTTTTCCGGTTGCGGATTACGTGGCTGTTTCCCTTTTTCTGCCGTTGCCGACCGAGGAGTCAGACCCCTTTACCTCTACCGTCCGGACTGGGATCCGGCCCGTGAGCCGGAAGCATCTGCCGAAACCATGGTTGCCCATGGAGTGGTAAAGCGGAGCGGAAGCCGATGTTGGCGTTCGAGTTCGACCGGGGATTGTTGCCGTTCGAGTAGAAGACGCCGGCGTTGGCACCATTGTTCCAATTGCCGCCGCGGTGGAAGCACCGTCACTCCGCAAACACGATCTGATCCCTATGTCTTCGGCTTGGTCTTGACGGACTTGACCAGGCCGCCGATCATCTTTCCGATTTCCACCAGCTTTCCACTCCATACCTCGTAGGTGTGAAATGAAATGTACTTCAGCCGCATGGCCAGTCTGATGTAAATCTTCAGCTTTTCGTTTTCGATGTCCAGCTTTTCCAGAGTCGTAGCCTTGGTGTACTTCTTATCCTCTGTGATCGTCAGCTCCAAGACCTGATTCATGCAATGCCGGATATCCTGCGCAAGGCTGAACTTCTCAGCCTTCGGGAATTGCGCGAGAGCTGGATAGGCATATTCCATCATGTCCTGCACCTTCTGCAGAACCTTGAAGTCTTCCGTTGCCATCCGAAGCCCTCCTGCACCGATATACTGCGTACCGCGGTACGCAGTATATCGGTAGGAGAACCCATTTTCAAGGCGCTTCGGAAGACTATTCCTGCTGCTGGAAGAAAATTACGGATATCGTAATTTTGGGCTCAAAAATTTCCGCGCTTCGCGCGGAAGAATATCACCGCTATCGCGGTGATATCAGCTACCAGTTAAGCAGTTGGCAGCTGGACGAAAGCGGAGCGGAAGCCGATGTAGGCGTTCGAGCTCGACCGGGGATCGTCGCCGTGCGAGTAGAAGACGCCGGCGCGGGCACCATAGGCCCAATTGCCGCCGCGGGGGAAGCACCGTTCGGCTTCGCCGTTGTTGAAGTAGAAGTAGTCTCCGTTGTAAGCACCGGCAGTGCTGTCATACTTGAACATGCCAAGTGCCTGGAGGAGCAGCTTCGCCGCATCGCTGATCGTGCTGTCACAGGTGACAGACTCGAAGGTGCAGCCGCGTCCGGTGGCTTCCTGGACCGTGATGCTGGTGGAATACTGGCAGTGAGAGCTGATCCAGTCCATCTTCACAGATCCGGAAGTCGTTCCGTTTCCGTCCGGCGTGATCAGGGTGCCATCGCTGGCCTTGATCGCTTTCCATTCGGTGGATGTAGCAGACTGAGGATTGTCGGAATCGGCGGCGTTATTGTTGACCAGGATCTGCAGTTCGCCCTTCACGGTGCGCATGCCGCCCTGCCATTCATACACGTTGCCGTTCAGATCCCAGATGCCGTTGACGGTGCCGTCATGGCTCCAGCTCAGGGGACCGGTGCCGGTGGCTACGCGCTGGATTCGGTTGCTGGAATCCCGGGCCATGGACGGAATCGCCTGGTATACGGTGTCACCATGGTCTTTGCCATAGTCATTGTTGCCTTTCGGCATGGTGCCGTTCTTCTTGCACCACAGCGCAATCGCTGCCCATTCCATGGCAGTCATCAGATGCCAGCCGTCTCCCTTGGCTGTGCAGGCAGCCAGAGCAGCGTCAAAGGTGATGTTTGCTCTCGGATCCTGTCCCGGCAGAGAATACGCCCGGCCGTTCTGGACGATGTTCTGATACTTGGAGATATAGATTGCATCCACCTCTGAGCCATTTACGATGAAAGCAGGATGTGTGGCGGTACTGGTTCCAAGTCCGAGCTCCGCATAGGTCATCTTCGGGATCTTAACCATGACGGAGGGCATCCCAAGATCATCATACAGGATTTCATTGTTCGGGCAAACAGCCTTCAGAGCCAGGCCAGAAAGATCAAAATTCGCCATGTTTCGTCTCCTCCTTTACTCCACAGCCCACAGGCTGAGGGTTACCTTATCCAGATTCAGCGGGACGGGCTCCAGCTTGGTGGCGCCTTCCTCTTCGGATTCCGGATCGGGGACTTCGATGTATTCCCTGGCGGGAATATCAATCTCGGCCACATAGGCCCGGCCGGCAGCTGTGCCGATGACCAGGTTGCCGTCACGATCGAAGCAGATATCGATGTGGACAGCCCAGTCTTCCTCACGCTTGACCAGGTTGATGGTCAGATCATCATCGAAGCAGATGGTTTTCTTGGTGGCCGTGTTCTTGATCTCATAATCAATCTTCGGGCCTTCGTTTTTCTCTACGATAATCACTGGTCATAACCTCCAATCACTGCATAGACTACCGTCACGCTCGCAGAGCTGCCGGTGTGTTCAATCTTGAAGCCGTTGACCTGCCGTTCGGAAATCTCAACTTCACCGATGTTGCCGCCGTCATTGGCGATCTTGCTGACCACAACAACGATGTAATTCAGATTGTCCCTCACATTGGTCAGGGCAACAGATTTCTTGGAATTGTTGAACGGGAACTTCTGGGAGTTCGTCAGGGTCACCGTTCCGGTCTCCTGCACGGTAGCCTTCTCCAGATCCTCGATGCGCCACTGGCTCTGCACCTGGTGGATCAGCTCCAGGGCTGCTGCAATGTGGGCATCGGAGATCCCGTCTTCCATTTTGTTGAAGTTTGCCGCGCTCTGAGGAGTGCCTTCAACGTACCGCTCCCCAGGTACTTTCGTGTGGGTGATCGTGCCGTCTCCGTTCGGGACTTCGGTATACCGATTCTCGAACTCATCGACTTCGTCAACCCAGTATGTCCGCTCGTACATCAGCTTTCCTCCTCCGTGACTTCAAAGTCGAACCACTGCAGCAGGTTCGTCTCGGCTGTCTCCAGCACGACATTCACCGACTTGACCGCCCAGACCTGATTCTCCGTGTTGATCAGCCGGACGCCGGTGATTGTACATGCCACTCCGGGAGAGATCTGCACCTTGATCCGGGCAATGCCGGAGCTGGTCACTTCCTTGCTCACCAGAGCCGCGTCATACCAGGAGCCGCCTCTTTGGTACTGCGCCTTGTAGATCCGCTTCGTGATATAATTCCGCAGATCCGTAAAAGCCGCCGTTTGCAACATGGTCCATCACCTCCTTAGAACAATGAATCGATTGGGGTTCCGCATCTTCGGATGCCATAGCTGGCTGACACGGACGAAGCACCAACCTCCAGAGCTCCGCCGTCCACGTCTCCGTGGGTGGCGTAATCCGGATGTGTGCCGGCGGTAACCTGACCGGTCACCGGCACCAGGTACTTCGGCCCGGCTGCCTCTGTTTCAATCACGATGTCCTCGTAGGACTTATCGCCGTGGGTGGAATACTGCGGAACCGTTCCGGCAACCGGCACATCGTATTTGATGTTCTGGCTCTTTTTGGTGTGGATCACGATCCCGCAGCGGATGCGCAGGATCGGATATCCATCCACATGAGCCCTGACCGGTTTGAAGATATCGATCATCCGGACAGCCTTGCTGAAGTTGATCGATCCGGAAGTGTCGGTACTCAGCAGCACCCGGAAGTATCCGGGTTCTCCGTCATACTCGAACCATTCTTCAACGGTGGTGTCCCGCCAGACATCCTGCAGGGCGGTCTTCACAGCTTTGACTGTTCCGAGGCCTTTGCGGACGCGCCAGTTGTTTTTGATCTGGCGCCGCTTGGTTTCGATGTCCGCATCGAAGTCGTACCAGTCGATCTTGTAATCCTTGGCCAGGATATCAAGCAGATCCTCGTCCAGCTCATCGATCCGCTGGAAGATCGCGGGAGAGTCCACCTCTTCAGCGTTTTCTCCCGTGATCCAGCCGATCAGCTTGGCCAGACTGTACATGCCGTTATCCCGGGCCAGTACGCCAGGCAGGACGCTGAGCATCGATTCCTGCGTGATTCCCTTACTCATCTTCATAGCCCCCATTCGTGAGGGTTACGGTGCCCACCTTGGCCAGCTGCGGAACATAATCCTCCGGATCCGATGCTGTAGGATCCAGCACGAAGCCGTTCTTCAGTACGCGGTATGTCGGAGACGTGATCACAGTCCGCTTCGCTCCGGCTTCCACAACCATCTGATTCAGCTTCGAGGGATTGATATCCCGGCCGATCTTCGCGTTCTGCCATGAGATGAAGTTCTGCACAGCCTCTTCCACGTTCGCCTGGATCTGGGCCGCGCTTTCCGTGGAATCACGGCTCAGGTAGTAGGCCATCGTGATGTTGTAGACCACCTCTTCGGCGTCTTCCACGCTGACCTTGTCCGTCAGAGGACGTATGCTTTCATCATTGCAGGCTTCCAGGATGGCTGCTTTGACCTCGGAGGAAGCGAGAGAGCCGTCATCCATCACCGCGTAGATGTGCACCACACAGGGCTCCGGGGAATTAACCACGATGTCCCGGATCTCCGTGGAGACCCGCTTGGCGTAGTATTCATACGCGCCCCTGGCTCCGGCGGATGTATAGGCATCCTGTCCGGTGATCAGCAGCTCGTAGAATTCGTCATCGGTGGCGGTATCGCTGCCGCCGTCCGACATCGTGATGTTGGTCACTCCGGAATAGTAGTCAAACAGGTCCACAGCCGTGTTCAGCTGGCCGGGTACGTATCCGTTTCCGGCTGTGCCGGCTGTCACGCAGGTGGCCGCCACCGTGGCTTCTGTCTCACCGATCTCCACGTATGCGTCTGCGTCTGTGGCAAAGACGATCTTCTGGTCCGTAGTGGTCACACGCGTTCCGGCCGGGATCAGGATCGCGGAGGCCTGTGCTTCCGAAATCGTGAATTTCAGCGTCACGGTGGCCGGCTTCGCCTGGGGCCGGGTCTGCGCGTAAAAGATCTGAGCCAGGTTGTCCAGCCCTTCGCCAACGGCCTTGCTCGGGATGTTCTGGTTCCCGGCGAAGTTGATCTGTTCTGCCAGCAGAACCATGGTGGCTGCCACCCATTGGATGAACAGCTTTTCCGGACTGGCCGGATGCACGGTCCGCTGCGCGATGCTTTCATACTTCGTTGTCAGCTGCTCCACCAGCGTCTGAGGATCCGCGTCAACGAAGATATACGGCGTAGTATCCCTACTCAAAGTCACTCACCTCCACAACCGGATTGAGGGTACCCCGCATGCCATCCAGTTCGTTGGTGCTGAAGCGGATGTTCTCCAGCTCAACATCCGGCATGTACCGCCTGAGCGCTTCCGTGATGGCCAGCGTCATAGCGGTCTGCGCGGCATTCACCGGCATGTGCAGGTAGTCGTTGCTCACGCCGAAGTCCCGGTACATGGGGCATTCACCCTTGATCGTGCAGATCAGGATGTAGAGCTCCTGCACCTTCGCATCCGTTTCGGTTTCGGGGGCCAGAGTCAGCTCCCGTTTCTGGGAAGTATCGATAATGATCAAAGCCCCGGCCTCCTTTCTATCCGGCGTATTCCTTGAGGCTGATCGATGCCTTGTATTCCGCGGGAGTGCCGTCCTTGTAGAACAGCTCCGTTTTGAATGACAGGCTTTCGATGACCCACTGGGTCCCGATCGGGCTGGTACCCAGGACAAACACAACGGCCTTGCCCTTCTCGAGCAGCTTGGTCAGCTTCTTCCTCCATGTCTCCGGATTCTCTCCGAGCCATGCGGAAAACAGCACATCAAACGTGATCGTCTCAGGATCCACGCCGGTGAATTCCAGAATGCCTTTCGTGGCCACCAGTTTGTGCGTGGAGTAGTTCGCCTTATTGGATCGGGAGAGATTGCTGATCGTCCGGAAGGTTCTGTCGGTGACCTCGAAGGTCACGTCTCCGAGCATTCCTGTTTTCATTGGTTTATACACCCCACAATATAGCCGTGAGAATCGCTCCCGGAGGGGAACAGGCAGATTGCCTTGTCATTCACCCGCGGGAACCACTGGATATGCCTGATGCGGTGGCTGTGGCCGCCGTCCCAGTCAGTCTCATCGCCCTGCAGCTGACCGCCGAGCGAGTCCTTAATCTCTCCCCATTTTTCAGCAATGTGATGCTTGTGGGAGGCGTATTCCGTGTACATCTCGGAATTGATGTTGCCCCATTCTGGGAACTGCGCCACATAGAGCCAGTCGGATATGATGCCCTGGGAGGTGAACTTCACCCGGGCCTTGGTCTTGTCCTCGTTCACATCCGTCACGGTGCCGATCCGGACCATCTGGCCGGATCCCAGGGTGTAGTCATCCCGGTCTGCCAGATGCTGGCTGATGTTCCCGCCGAGGGTGATATCCGTGGTGTAGCCGCTCGATCCGAGCTTGTGCTTCACGCATTTTACCGGATGCTTTCCGTCCCAGTAGCCGAAGCCTTCCAGCGTGACATTGTGCCCGGCCATGATGGCGGGATTCCCAGGAAGCGTGAATGTGGCTGTTTCGCCGAAGTCATTCTTCAGCCTCAGCTCCTGCGCTGCAATCTCCTGTGCTTCCGCGGATGTTTCCACCCGGCGGTTGGTGATCACAAGCTGATTGTGCTCTTCGTTGTCCGCGTACTTCTCTGATTCGGCTGATCCGGTGATCAGCCCCTTCTCCGGATGCGCATACCGGACGATGCAGCTGTCATAGCTGATGTCGCGGGAGCCGGTCTGCAGGCTCCATTTGGTATAGGAACCATCGTTCCAGCGGATGGTCATCACGCTGCCCTGATTCGCGTAGGCCGCGCTGTCCATCAGAACCATCTTTCCATCCGTGATCTTCAGCGCGATGCCGGCTTCCCGGCACAGAGCCCGAAGAAATGCCAGGTCGGTCATTTCGTTCTGCTCTCTGCGCTCGTAGGAATGCGTAGGCGCATCGTAGATCAGGGACAAGCCGGCCTTTCCGGCGATCTCCCCGGCGATGCCGGCCAGCGTATATTCCTCCCAGGCTTTGTTCCGCTTTTCGTCTGCGATCCCGCCGCTTGGAGGAAGAGAGGACGCCTTCATGGTGACGGTGCCGGGTGGGCCTCCGGCGCTCAGGCTGTCAAGGTGGAAGGTTCCAGCCTTCTGCTGGACAATCTTGTCACCTTTCCGAACGCCTACCCATGCTTCGATCTTCAGACCGCGCACACTGGCGCCCTGGTAGATCGTGTCCGTGAGCCATCTCTGCACCCATTTGCCGTCAGCGTCCGCCAGTTTGATCTGGATATCGTCCGTTGATTCGGATTCATTGTCCGTAATGTCGATTGTCAGCAGATCCTTCATGACCTGCTCCGTGCAGTCAACGCCTTCAAACTGGAGCTTCCAGGCTGACCGTCTGGCCAGCTCCTGCTGTTTGTACTTCAGCTGAGCACTGTAGACATCTGCATCAGCCAAGCCGCTCACCTCACTTTTTCCACGGCGGGTAGAATTCCTCATCCGCAGCGTAGTTGTTGAATTCCGGAACATTAAGGACGATCCCGGCAGAGAAGATGTAGATCCCGCTCTTGTCCAGGTTCGCTTCGATCAGCTGGGCCGTCACATCTGTCGATCCGGTCAGCTTGTGGGCGATGCTGTCCCACATATCGCCCTGTACGGTTGTATAGGTGGCCATGCTATCACCCCTTTACGCGTAGGCCGTCCGGCGCCTGTCGGACAAAACTTCGTCCATGATGTCTTCCACCTGGTCACGCAGGCTCTGACTCTGCTCCTGGAGAATGGCCCGGATCTCAGATGCATTCTCTCCTCCGGAGACATTGAACACCGGGGAGAACTGCACTTCAATGATGTTGCTGCCTTCTCCAGATCCGCCGGAAAGCGCGTTCACTGTTTCATTGGCCGTCAGAACCTTCTCGCCGCCGTTCATCATGACCAGCTCCGGGCCTTCCTCACCGACAAGGGTAAGGCCGGCAGCTGCGTAGTCTGTACCGATGGCATCATGGTCCTGGACGCCGCTGGCTTCACCAGGCGGTGATCCTTCGGTTTTGTAGTGATATGTGATATCAACATCCACATCCGCGATGGTTGCCAGCGCCGCGTTCACAGCATCTGCAATCGAGCCGGCTTCCGTGGTCGCGTCTGTGCCTCCGGCAGTGAGATCCTTGACATACGCTTCCATGGTGGCCTTGGCAGCCGCCGCGGCTTCGGATCCCTTGTCCAGTTCCTTGACGGTGTTCTCCAGTTCTGTCTTCAGAGCTGTCATGCCTTCGGTGAACTGGGTTTCCATGTCTGCGATGGTGGAAGCCAGAGCATCCTTGCTCGCCTCAACCTCCGCGAAGGAATCGTTGATCGCCTGTACCTCTTCCGGAGTGGCAGCGGCCAACTCCTGCAATGCGGCAAGGCTTTCGGCAGATCCGTCAGAAAGCTGGGTGGCAATCTCCTTCGAGACGCCCTTATCGAGAACAGTCTGCAGAGCGGTGTTGTACTGTTCCCAGTACGCCTGCTGCGCTGCCAGGTTGGTCTTCATCTCGGAGGTTGTCTTGGACTGCGCCGGATCGCCGGTCTCATCAAAGAGGCCGAACCGGCTTCCGAGGGACTTCTTCGCAGCTTCCTTCGCTTCATCGTAGGCCTTCTTCAGATTCTCCATCTGAGTGATGATATTGCCTACGGCTGCAACGGTGGTCTCCGCTTCCGTCTGAGCGGTCGATCCGGATCCCTCGGCGGCGGCCTTGGCGGCATCCACTCCGGCTCTGACCTTTTCCATGGTCTCCGCAACGAGCTCGCCGCTGTTCTCGTAATCCTTATAGGCTTCATTCAGTGCAGCCTCAAGGGCATCGTATTCGAGGGTACCGTCTGCCACACCGTTGATCAGGTTCTGCAGATATTCCTGCTGGATTTTGTCGTTCGCTTCCACGGCGTCAGCATAGCCGGTTGCGGTGGAGATCAGACTCTGCCAGCTGTCACTCATCTGATCGACACTGAAGGTCTCGTGCTCAACCGCGTATCCCATGCCTGCAAGGCCGCTTCCGAAGAAGTCGTAATCCTGCCCGGTGAGCGTATTGATCGTGTCCTGCAGGCCGTAAAAACGATTCTGCAAGGCCTTTGCTTCTTCGGTATCGTCATGAAGCCAGGAGCCCTCACCTTCGTAAGACTGAACCGCTTCGACCAGACTATCAAACTCGGAGCGGACATATCCGGCTGCATCTCCAGCTTTCAGGAACTCCTGTACCGCCGTCTGCTGATTCTGAGTTCTGGTCAGATTTGCGGATGCATCAGCCTCCGCCTTGATGGAATCAACGTACTGCTTTGACATCTTCTTGACGGTGTCAAGCGCGTCTGCTGTGTACTGATCCTTCCGGGCCTTGGCCACATTCTCATAGGCTTCGATCTGCCTGTTGAGGGCATCTGTTTCATCATCCGTTGCAGTGATCAGGCCGCCGGATGCTCCGCGCAGCTCCTCGGTAACGGCCTTCAGCCGTTCACGCTTCGCCGCCAGTTCGTCCGATGCGGAAGCGGCAGCGTTCTGCGCTTCGGCCAGAGCAACTGCCTGCTCGTTGGCTTCCTTCAGCTCCGTCAGCTCGCCGGTGACATCGATCGTCTGAGTGATCGTGCCGTTGGCGTTGACTACGACCTTGCCGGCTTCAACGGCTGCCACGAATTCCTTCATGGTGCCGTATCCCAGGGCGCTGATGGTAGCGGAATCAAATCCGCTTGTTTCCAGCGTCTGGGTGAGCTTTCCGGTCTTCGTTTGGATGGAGCTGATGAACTCCTTCAGATGTTTCAACTGCTCATCCGTGATGTTCTCAGCGCCGTCCAGCTCAAGCTGCTGCTTGAGGGCGTGAGTGCCGTCAGCGGTGTTCGTCTTGAATGAGAGATAGGTCTCCAGATTTTTCTCGACATCCTCAACTCCGCGAAGCTGAAGTTCCTGGGTCAGCGTGGCCTTCTCGTTGACGATGCTCTCTTTCAGTTCCTGGATCTGTTTGATCTTCTCCGGCTTAATGTCATCCATGACCAGCTTCTGCGTCAGGGTGCCGTCAGCTGTCGTGATGATCTTGCCGGACTGGACAGCGTCCACAAAGGCTTCCATGGAACTGTAGCCCAGTGCGCTGATGGATGCGGCATCGAAGCCGAGCAGTTCGAGCTTCTGCGTCAGCTTGCCTTCCTTGGTGCCGACAGTGTTCATCAGGCGTTTGAGCTGTTCAACCTTCGCGTCCGTGAGATTTTCAGCGCCTGCAATCTCAAGCGCCTGCTTCAGTTTGTATGTGCCGTCCTTCGTGTTGGTCTTCATCTCGAGGAAGGTCGGCAAATTCTTCTCAACGTCTTTCACTCCGAGAAGTTCAAGTTCCTGAGTCAGCTTCGCTTTGTCATCGACATAGGCTTTCTTCAGCCGCTCAAGCTCCTGCAGATCCTTCTTGCTGACGCCGGTGATATCCAGCGTCTGGGTCACGGTGCCGTCATCATTGACAACATAACCATGGTTTTCCGCGATCTCCTTCAGCAGATCCAGATCGGACTTCTTCACGCCGCTGATATCGATCTTCTGGGTGATCTCGCCGACACCGCTGTTTTCAAGGTCGGAGATCTCCTTGGTCAGGGTCTTGTATTCCTCTGCCAGGTCGATGATATGCTGCTGCTCTTTGGCCTTCTCGTTCAGAGAATCAAAGTCTGTGTCCAACTGCTCAAAGGATGGATGAGCATCGTTGTACGCGTCCGTCAGTAGGCCGATGCCTGCAACCAGGGCGCCGATTCCTGCGGCAACGCCAAGGATGATTCCGATGCCTGGAATCGATCCGCCGAAGAGCAGGTTGGCAGCTGCTGCCAGCTTTGTGGCCGCAGTGTAGGCCGCGACCGCCGCAGCGGCCAGACCGAGCACACCGATAAAAGCCGTCAGTCCCTGCACGATAGCCGGATTCTGTTCAATGAATTCTGCCATCGGCTCCAGGAGCTGGGTAAGCCCGTCGGAAACAGATGCCACCATGGGGGTCAACGCATCTCCAATGGAGATTTTAACGTTGTTGGCCGCATTGGAAAGCATCTTCAGCCGGCTTTCCGTTGTGGCGTACCGCTTTTCCGCTTCAGCTGTCAGAGCGGTGTTTTCTCTGAAGGCGGCGTTCGCGTCTCGGATGGCGTTGGCCATCAGATCGCCGGATCCAGCCAGGGACAGCACCATCCGAACCATACGAGATTCTTTGATCCCGAGTTCACCAAGGATGACAGATGCAGAAGCGCCGTTTTGCTCCACGTTATTCAGACCGGTGATGAATCTGGCAAGCGCATTTGCGGCATCATTTCCCCAGGCCTCAGAGAACTGCTGTGCACTCATACCGGCAACGCTGGCGAAATCCTCCAGACCGTCTCCGGTTTCAACAGCCATATTCAGCTTGCTGATCAGCTTTGACATGCTGGTGGAGCCTGCAGCTGTTTCGATACCCAGAGAGGTAACAGCTGCCGACAGGCCCATCATGTCGGCCTCGCTCATGCCTGCCAGTGATCCGGCGGCGGCGATGCCTTGGCCCATGTCAACTATCTTCTGCTCAGTGGTGGCGTAGTTATTGCCCAGATCCACGACAGCGGATGCCAGGTTGGAATACTGGCTCGGATCCATCTGCGTGATGTTCGCAAACTGAGCGAGCATCGTAGCGGCCTCATCCGCTGTCATGGTTGTGGCTGTTGCCAGCTGGCTCATGGTGACTGAGAAGTCCAGCAGATTGTCCTTGCTGATGCCCAGCTGTCCGGCAACTTCCATCACGTTGGCCAGCTCTGTAGTGGTAACCGGGATCTCCGTGGACAGTTTCATGACAGCCTCGGACATTGCCTGCAGTTCGCTGACACTCATGTCCGTGGTCTTCGACACGCCGGTCATCGCACTTTCAAACTCGATGGAAGCCTGAGCGCATTCCTTCAGCGTGTCGTAGACCTCTTCCAGCCCCTTCATGACGCCGACAGTGGACAGTGCGGAGGAGATGCCGCCCAGCAGATCCCCGGTACTCCCGGCGGAGTTGAGGGCATCCAGCTTTGCCTTCATGTTGTCGATCTGCTGAGATCCCTGCGTAAATGCGGAGGTAAAGCCGCCGCCCAGGGCCGCATTCAGCTCGAACAACATCTGATAGTTGGCAGCCATGTTTGCATCTCCTTTCGGTCAAAATGAAAAAAGGCTACCGCTTTTTGCGAGCCTTTCGGATTGCTTCGTTTTCTTCTTCGATGATCACATTCCCGGCGCGGATCCACCGGACGAATTCGGCCAGAGGAAGGCTGACCCAGTCAAACACCGGCGTGGAAAAGTTCTTCGCCATCCGGATCGCGTTCTGCCTCAGCCAATCCCCGCCGTCACCGCCGCTGGCGCCTATTTCAATAAAAAATTTCGGACAGCTTCCTTGACCCTGTTATGGTCCTTGAGGCTCAGAGCCAGGAATGCATCCGTACCCAGAGGCTGCTTCGCCTTGGCGCAGGCCTTGGCGGCAATGCCGAGGATGTAATCATTGTTCAGAGCGCCGTAGATCACCGCGCCCTTTTTCCGGGCCATCAGTTCGTTCTCAACTTCCATGCTATCCTTTCCGGTCAAGTTCTCCAGATCCATCTTGATAGCATCGTACATCGCGCCGTTGTAATCCAGCGGCTTTTTCAGTTTGATCACCACCAGCCCCGCATCGGGATCCTGGGCCTGTTCGTCTTCGATGATGACTTTCTTTTCCTCAGTTGCCATGGTAACGTTCGTCTCCTTTCACATGATAAAAAGGTTGGGCTCTGGTTCATCGCCAGAGCCCGAGAAAAACTTACTTGCCCAGAGCCTTCCGGATCGGAGCGAAGTAATCCACTCCATTGATGAAGCAGATATAGTTGAAGGGGTCGATCTCCCAGATCTTCTGGCCATCCTTGTACCCGGCGTAGTAAACCACGCTGAAGGTATTGGCGCTGTCGGCGGGAGTGGCCGGCTGGACGTTTCCGGGGTTCATGGCCTTCGGCCGGGCCAGCATCACGTACTTGTCGGCCTCGATGCCATACTCGGACGCGGTGGTATCCCAATACTGGGCGGCCACACGCAGATCCAGGTGGTGACTCTTGGGGGTAGCCAGCGTCCTGGCCGCCTCGGTGGGGCTGCGCCAGTTGAGGGACAGCTCCATAGCTTCCATCATGCCAGCAACGGGCACATCAATGTTGCCATTGATGCCGGCGCCCTGGATCTGCTGGATGATGAAGGCGATGTTCGGAAGAGTGGCCTGCGTCAGGCCCATGAAGTTGTTACCGTCTTCGTAGAGCTCGAAGACCACATTGGATTCAGGCTGCTTTGCCATTGGTCATCCACCTCCTTAGGTCAGAGCTGCCGTCACGTAGGACGGGTCGTACTCCAGCACAAAGTCGATTTCCTGCGCGGGAGACGGCGGCGTCACGTAGACGTGCAGCTTCACGATGCCAGCCATCAGGTTGGTCGTGGGGTTTTCGGATTCCAGCATCTCGCAGCGGCCGCCAAGGATGTACCCGGAACCGGTCAGGCCGTTCAGCCAGATGTTGCAGGAATCCAGGACAGTGTCGATGAAGCGCCGGGTCATGGGCTCATCCAGCTTGCCCCAGAAGGTGCGGATCAGGGTGTTGCCCACGAAGTCGATCATCCGGGACACGGGGATGAAGTAGTCCTTCACGTCCTGGTTGGTCGGATAGCAGGCGGTGTAGTTGCCCCACACCTTGAATCCGCCCATGAAGTTCAGACCGGTCACAACGCCGCCGCCGTTGAGGATGTTCGCCTGCTCCAGGCTCAGGATCACTTCGCCGCCAGCTTCGGTCACGAGGCTGTCGCACTGCAGGCCCTTGTTGGAGGGGCTGACATGAGGCGCGGCATAGGTAGCATCGGTGTTGGCAATGACACCCGCGACCTGGGTGGACAGATGGAACACGCGATCTCCCAGCTTGACCAAGGGCCAGCAGACGATCTCGTTCTCATCGGTGAAGTTGTTGGAGTTCTTCAGAGCGATGACTTCGTCATAGGTGTCCGCGCCGCCGGAAGCCGCGGTGGACAGGTCCACAATCGCTTTTGCCCGGAACATGCCGTTGATCGCTTCGGCCTTGGCAGCCATGACAGCGGCCACGCCGGTGTTGTGGGAGTATCCGGGAGCCACAATCAGATCAGGGATCATGCCGATCGTGCTCATGCACAGATCAGCCGCTTCGATGCCGGACTCAACCTTGGAAGCGTCAACGCTGTTGGGCGTCACGACATCGTAGGCGATGTTCAGCTGATTCTCACTGTAGTGGGTGCTGGCAGGAAGCAGTTCCACAACCAGAACCTCATCCACGAAGTACAGATCGTAGTCAACGCCCTTCTCATAGGCCGTGCCGGTGCCGCCCTGGGTCTTCACTACAACAGATCCGGGGATCGCGGTCTTGGTCAGCTCGACCTTCTTGGAGACAACAGCCTTATCGGCCGCGGCAACGGCGGTCTTCATGGTGCTGGCATCCAGCATATTGCAGAAGATCGCGGGGGAAACGTTGAACAGTTTGAAG